TTGCGTGACGGCTGGGTGTCTGGATTTTCAACTGGTGCTGAACTATGGAATATCTCCAGTATCTCATCATAGGACATAACAACCAGGCACTCATCAAGCTTAGGAACCTTAGCAAGGACCGACTTCGGGATGGGCTTACGTCTTTCAAGGAAGTCAATTCGTGACACCTCAAAGAAACTATAGTTATTATGTTTCCTCTCCGAGAACCTCAGCGACACAGTCTTGCCAACCTTTGGGTCCATAAAGTCATAGACCTCTTGGTTCTCCATCTCGTCGTTTATAAACCGCTGACAAAGATGCTGGCTCATGTCAAATATATGAGGGACTTTCGGATAACCTTTCATGCGTGGGTAGACCACGTAAAGGTTCCTCAGTGACGGCCACAGATGACCTACATCATCGTGGGACGATCCCTGCTCACGCTCAGCGTCATACTCCTCACAAATAGGACACTTCAGTTTTGGTGAAACAGAACGTGGACAAATTATCGGTTGTCTGTTCGGCCCAATTCCTTTATGAACGCGGATGGGCAACTTCCACCACCTAGATCCTTTAACCGCCATGCCAAGTTTAGCGTCCTTATCCATGTGATAATTGGACGTTACCTTATACGGCAGGAAGTCAAGGACGAGCGTACACTTCTCCTTTACTTGAATTAACGGCACACCTTCCGGTAAAGAAAGATAACTGGCATTCATTGCTCCACGCTTCTGCCGTTCTGTATTAGCGCGGACCTGAGATGCCAGGGTCGATTTACTCCTAGCCATTACTGCACCTCCTTAAATGATTTTGGCTCTTTTAATCTTTTATTATTTTCCTCCAGACGCTTTTTATAAAATTCACTCCTGCCTTCCAATATGCCCTCGGAGATCCCGCCAGCTATCAATTTAGCAATCACGGTCAAGTAAACAGCTAACAGGTAAAGTCCTACCATTACGCCCAGTCCGTACAGACAATACTTTAAAACTTCATTCTCCATCATTTCACCTTTGTCTTCTTATTGACTCGTTTCTGTTGTGACTTCCTGTATTTCTTTGCGGCCTCTCCAATATCTCTTGGCATATCTGGACCACCAAAGTACTCTGACATGTGCAACGAGACAAGATTCTTTAGTGACTCACGTTTAGAAAAATCAATGTCATTCCTCACGACAAGCAGAAGCGCATGGCGCTTTTCAGCTTCAAATAATTCTTTGGATATCTCCATGTGCTTCTTGTGAGTCTTAATGTACGCCTCAATCTGCCGCACCGTAGGCTTGTCCGGATTACCAAAACACTTTTTAGGATACTGATAAGCTCTGGTTGTTAGCTTTGAAACCAAGGCGTCCAGCTCCAGCTTCAGCCCCTTGACCTTAAACTCCGCGTCCACCACCATGCGACCGTATTTCAAGACAAGCTCTGGCTGCCGTAACAACTCCACGTCCAGTGCCATCTCATCAATACGCACGTCCTCTTCAAAAGCATCACACATTGTTAATCACCTCACTATTATTTTAACACGCTACTTTAGTTTTACAAAGGAGTAAAGGGCGTGGACGACACCGTGAAATCCTGAGTCATAAAAATTATCTTTCATTTGTTCCATTAAAAATCCAGCAGCTTGAAAGTCACGTCCCTTAATCAGTATAGCTGAACAGTATCCCATTATTGCCCTACGCACATTTTCAGGATTCTCCCCCTTGAGTCCTCTAAGCACCCGTGCGACCTCAATCCAAGTCACATTCTGTTTCAGGCAAATGCGACACAGGTCAATAATAGCCGTCTCAAAATCCTCGGCTCGCTCCGCGACCGCTAACCGTTCCTTACTGGGTACGCTGAGTACCTGCTCCAAAATCTGCACAGCATTCCTTGGATGACCTTCACTTGCAGATATGATCCGCTTGTAAACGTTCTTGCTCAACTTCTCCTTTTCACCATCAACGATCCTTTTCAACAACACGTATATTTCCCGGTCGTGCAAGATGCCAACTTCAAACTCCAGACAACGACCTCTAAGGGTAGGCAGCAACTTGGACGGATCAGTCGTACACATGGCGATGTAAACATGATCAGGGGGATCCTCCAATAGCTTCAGTAATGCGGTCTGCGCGTCTCGTGTCATCTGGTGACACTCGTCTAGTATCCACATTCTATTGCCACCAGACATTGACTTAAACTTTGAGTTCTGTCTTATCGTGCGCACAGTATCAACTCCCCTGAAGTCCGCAGCATCTACTTCATTGATGTCATTAGACTTACATCCAAGTTTATGTGCGATAATCCTAGCAAGCGTTGTCTTGCCACACCCCGTCGGTCCCTTTAACAGAAAGACGTGCGGACGCATACGCTTTTTCAGGACACCATTAAGTGAAACAAGTGCCTCCTTGTTCCCTACAATTTCCGAAAATTTTCTTGGTCTGTATTTATTATAAAGACTCATATTCGCAACTCCCCGAACACCGTCAAACAATTGTTAGTTCCCTCAAGGTTGTCCTCATCCAGAGTTAACAATCGTAGCCTTCTAATCCTGGCACCTGCAAACAACTCATTGTTTATATAAATGTCAACCTTAACCCCAATGGCTGCCGTTGCCAATAAAAAAGACGCCCGGCGCACCGCAACGTTAAAATCATCAATGATACAAGGCGGAGCAAGGCACGAAACGAACCTCAGATGATAATACGGCGTGTCTTTAACTGAAGACACATCATCGTGTCCACCAAAAATAACAGACCGGTCGCCAACTACGGGCACACACACTTGAACTTCAATAAAATAGCATTTCATATCATTTACCTCCCTTGTATTCTTTTCCTTCAAACCACGTACCATCCAATCCGTAGAGCTTCATATCCACCTCTAACGGCACTGTGATCCATTCATAGTATCTCTTAACATCATGGGTCATGACATTATTTACCACCTGAGCAATAAAATGAAGTTCCGAAGGATGCACGTCCAACAGTATGGAGTCATGAACCTGCATTACCAGTCTGGTCTTTAGCTTCTGTATCCGCAAGATGTGGTCCAACCTAATAAATGACCACAATAAACAATGGAACGCAGAGCCCTGGATAGGCGCATTTAAAATCTGATTCTTGGACAGCGCGCCGCGGACAACAAATCCGGTAGGCAGCTTGACAAACCCGTGCTTGTTAAAATGCTCCCAAGTCCGTTCTTTCCATCTACCATACATGCGGTATCTAGTCCTCCAGAAGTCACGCTCTATGCCTTGAACATGACTTTCAAAACCGGTGACATCAATCACTACACCATCCGGGCTGTATCGGACAAAACCTTTCCTTCGCAAGTGTGTGGTCATTGGCGTGCCGTTTTTCAGTTTGACGCCTTCAGCCCACTCCATTAACAGCTTGACATTGTTCTTATAAAAATCCCCGTAGAACTGAGGGAACACAAATCCATTTTTGGCCCCCTGCCGAAGTCGCCCCTCGCCCTTGTGGTTTTTATCCAGCGATTTAATGTCATACAGCTCCATTGCCATATCCTTGTGCATGTCGCCGTGCAGAACGTCTTCAATGAGTCGTTCATCTCCAGTAATGGCAGCGGCAATACGAACCTCCAACGCTGAGTAGTCAACCTCTAAAAACCTGTATCCCTTTCTAGGCCGTATGGCTCTCCTGCAAAGCTCATAGAACTCCTCGTCACGTACCGGGACGTTCTGCAAGTTTGGAGCCTCAGATGCCGACCGATAGGTCGTTGCCTTGTTCAAAGAAAATATCGTGTGTAAGACACCATCAACCTGCTCACGTAGGAACGAGCTGATGTATGTATCATTGGCTTTCCTTAGCTTACGGATTTGCAACAGCAGATCCAAATCGGGATTGTTCAGTTTGGAAAGACTTTCGGAGTCAACCGAACCTTTTCCGCCCGGTGTCTCCTTAGGCTTGTCCAACTGCATAACATTATAAAGAACATGACCAAGCTGGTCTGTGCTGCCTATGTTAGCCTTGCCGGGGAAACATTTATACCAGACCTTCCACAGGTCTGTGTGTTTAAAGTCATCCAGCAGGACCTCTATCCTCTTCTCTACGTCCTGCCTGACCTTATTGCAATACTTAACGTCAATGCAGACGCCTTGGCGCTCGGCGCGTTCCAGTGCTAAGGACCCTTGCAGGAATAACTGGTTGGCGTGTTTCAATGTCAAATTCTTCACTGTAGCTCCGTTGTTGACGCACCTAAATTATTTAATGAGGAGAAATAATTAGGACTGGGATCACCACCACGCTCCAAAAACGCTGCCATTCTAAGAACATCATCAATGTATTTATCCATATCAGATAGAGTAAACTCGGGGCCGTAAATGGACACAAAAATAGCGTGCGTCTGCTTCCTGTTCAAAGTAGGGATTACCTGTTTAATATCGTTAGCGATACTTTTCTTATTAAGAAACGCGTAGATATTTACTGAATCAGACTCCAGCAATAAAGACAAAGACCGTTGAATCTCATCGTACGTGCCTAACACATTCAATAAGGCAACAAGCCTGATTAACTGACTAACATTGTATAGCTCATCCTTCTTCATTTATCATCTCCAAGTAAATATCTTTGTCAACTTTCTTCATTTGTCTTAAAGCCAAGTTAAACTGGTAATAACTATCCAACCCGCAGTAGGTCAAAACCTTTTTCCTGTTGCCCTTGCTACGCTCAACAAATTTCACCAGCTTGTTGAATCCATTAGATCCGTGTTTAGATTTATTGTGTGAAGCATCCAACACCGGCGACATTATTTTGTCATATCCAACCTCACCGAAATTGATATAGGTTTGAAACTTCAAACTGTTCCAAAGTGGGCGTGGGTCCAGTATATGGGACACCACCATTGAGTCCCATACAAAATCCCTAACCGCTACTCCCAGCCACACCTTAGACCAGGTCTGCTCAAACTTAATGTTATGCGACGTCTTGCCTATCTTTTTATCACGCAGTATCGCCTTGACTCCCTTTAGGTGAACGCTGTTGGGATCAAGCGGGAAGAATCCAGTAACAACCTTTTCGCCGTCCGCACAGAATGCCCCACAAACAATCCTATGCCCTTCTGCGTCCGGTTTGATGCCGGTCGTTTCATAGTCAAAGGCAACCAACTTCGCTCCTCGACAATGGTCATACACAGCATCTCCAATGTTCTTGGAATTCACAAACACTATCTCTGGGTCAAGTCGTTCAGGGAATAAATCCCGTTTAGCAATTTTGATGTACCTGCGAAGGTCCTTTAACCAAAGGTTCTCTATGAACTCGGACCCGTTGCGAAGTACATAGGACGGATGGAAGGTGGGACAAATCCAAGCACCAAGATCCTGGTCTGGTATTGCCGTGCCTCGCCAACGTGATACTCCTCCAAGCTGCTTACCTCCCCATCGCTTGCCAAGCACTGACTGAACAGCCGCTCCTCCAAGCAGTATGATAACGTTTGGTTTGTACTTATCGATCGCCTTCTTTACCTTGACCGTCCAGCAACTGTCAATCTCATTGTTTTTCGGACCACGAATGTCACCCTTGCTATCTTTTGGAAAACAAGCCACAGCATTTACGCAAACGCAATCCGTAAACAAATCCAAACCAAGGTCCTCCATTGTCTCACGCAGGAAGCGACCTACCTTTCCTTGCCACGGTTTACCACGTTTATCCTCCGTAGGTCCGGGAGCCTCGCCGACGACCATTATTTTCCTCCGAAATGATCCATACGGATCCATCTTGGGTGACAGGCAGCCTTTATAAAGACCGCACAATCGGCAGATTTTATCAGGACGATCATGAATGACAACGTCGTCTAACTCTTCAAGAGCAAACAATGCCATAATTAATCCTCCGAAGCTAGTGACATTACGTGCTTCCAATTCTTGCCAGCGAACAGGAGTGAACTATCGGACACAATGCACTTTTCATTTACGCCAATATCCAGAACGTCCCTAATGAAATCAACCGACACTATAAAGCTAAACGGCTCCATATCAGGGTCGTGCTTAACCGGTATGCTTTCTCTTGACCAGCCAGACGAACCCTTGGATACCACACGCATCTTACCACCGGACACCTTAATTGTAACATGCCCGGAATCTTTTTCTGCGTCCCTTTTTGAGAACACATTAGCACGTTCGACAAGACCACCAAGATTTTCAGGGAAATGAAACGCTCCAACTTCCTTAACATCAAACCACGAACTGGAGTCCGGCAGCGATCCCTCGTACACCCGTGCGCTAAAGATAGTCCCACCATCATTCCTAAAATGGACCCAGCCTGAACCATCGGACCCATCTGAGCGTCCTATCTCAGTTAAGTCGTAGTCCTCTAACCGCTTCGCAGCATCTGCGGGCAACAGAAAGGAATCAATGTATCCCTTTAGCGATTTGCCAAACGATACGGAACACGCACGGTTTTGATCAGTGGTCTCAATGACTCCCCTACGGGTGTTGATAAACACGCAGGTTAGCTGACCGTAATTAACATCTTTGGAACAGGAGAATAATGAAAAACCAATCCCCTTTAAGAAATTCTTTGGAAGTGGATGCCAACTATCGGCATTGCCTATAGAGTCCAACGGCAAAGCTATATCCCTTATTAGTGGCAAACCAGCTTTCATCTTGCCAGCATTTACAAGCAACTCAGTCTTGGTCGTTTCCAAGTAAACCGACTCGGACTCTATCGAGCTCAGGAGATCAAAAAGGCTCTCCGCCTGTACCGCTCCTTCCAGTTTCAATTTAAGATTTTTAATGGGGTGACTCATTCCAACTTCGTCATTAAAAGAATAAACAAAATTGTCACGAAACACAAAGCAGTTGGATTGTTCAAGGACCTCTTTCTTTGCAACGCCTGGCCTGACAGTCTCAAGCGCTTCAAGGAGTGAGGACTTATTCAAGTTCTTTACAGACATATCTACTCCTTTTCAACAGAAAGATGGCTGCCTTTGGCTCCAACCATGAGTAGTGTGGGTGAGGTGCGTCCTCAGGGAGTAACCGGAAAAGACGCCGAGACAAAGGCAGCCAAATTATAATAGCGAAGACACTACTCGGGGACGCGCTTAGTGAAATACATGATCCCACTCTTCGGATGCACTTTAGCAACCCTGCCCCACTTGTTAAGCCTCAACTCGGGATTAAGAGAACGGCTAATCTGTGACTTAACCGTAACGGCATTATCTGGGAACTTCTTCAATGCCTTATCCTGAATCTGCTTCCTAGTGTACTTCTTGCTCTTAATCATAGGAATGACATAATCCCTAAGTTTCGCAATCACACCAGTACGCTTAACGGGCTGACGCTTGGTCTTCTTGGAAGACTTAGCCTTCTCCTTCTTGGCCTTCTTGCCCTTTTTGGACTTCTTGGCCTTCTTGGGTGGCTCGGGCTCTTCGTCCTCGTCGTCCTCATCATCCTCATCGTCCTCGTCGTCGTCCTCATCATCCTCATCGTCGAAGTCGTCCTCGTCCTCGTCGTCCTCGTCATCTACGTCGAAGTCGTCCTCGTCGTCGTCCTCATCATCCTCATCGTCCTCGTCGTCGTCCTCATCATCCTCATCGTCGAAGTCGTCCTCGTCCTCGTCGTCCTCGTCATCTACGTCGAAGTCGTCCTCGTCGTCGTCCTCATCATCCTCATCGTCCTCGTCGTCGTCCTCATCAT